AGATTACGGTTCGACTCTGACCTTGTTCGGGGTGGATAACAACAATCAACCTCTCCGCACCAGAAACATTGACGGCCTTACATGGTCGGACGGATGGGTGTTGACCGCGCAATATCCATACGCTCAGACAACTGGAGTCGTTCGCCGCATCGGCCGCGTTGTGCGTGAGTCAACGCAATGCAACGCGACTCTTTTTGCTGTCGGCAACGTCTCCGTAAACACGTATCAATTCGGGTTCCTCTACAATATTGATACCGGCATAACAGTCAGCGTCACGATTGACGGGTTGCCGGGAAGTCAGAGCATCAATCTCGGCGGTGAGGCAACCCCATCCAGCAACACTATCGGCAGCGTATGGAACTACGATCAGAACGCTTGGGTTCCAATCGTGGCCCGTGGTCAGCCGGGATTTTATTATATCGACTTCGGTCAACCGGCGCAAAACACGAATCTTGGCGGTCAGGTGTATAATCCGACAACGCTGCAATTCGAGAACATCATCGCTCGCGGGCCGCAAGGCTCGCAGTACCTTGAAGTCGGCACTTTCGCCGCCCCAAACACGTCAACGACGAATATGTTCCCGTTGGCCGAATACGAGCCATCGGATACAAACCCGAAATTCTTGAAGCAGGAACTTCATTTGCCGTGCTGCAATGGCAACTCGTTTTCAAACGGTGTTGTGGCTCTCGTAAAGTTGCGCCAGATTCAGCCTGTCAATCCGAATGACATCATCATCATACCGAGCATCCCGGCATTGAAGCTCGGCGTTCAAGCGGTGATCGCAAATGAAGCCGGGGAAATCCAACAGGAACAAGCGTATATTCTCGCGGCGGTTGAACAGCTAAATCGCGAACTGGAAGATTGGTGTCCGCTTGACCAAGTTCCAGTGTCGTTTGGCGAGTTAGGCCATACGAGAATCGGGCAAACGAAAATGTTTTGATTATGAGTGAATTAGCACAAGAAACAATCGGATGGGGGTCAACAAGGATTATTGCGCGGCAGTCCAGATGTGGAAAATACTGGGTTTCAGATTTGGGAGACGGCCTTGCTAACGATGCTCGCTACGAGGTGTGGACAAAAGAAGAATGGGACAAACGGGCCAACGCAACCGAATTAACTTGGGACAGGATAACCGTGAACGGAAAGCAGTTGTCGTAATATGGCAGGCACACTACCAGCATACGACCAATTCGGGATTTTTGGAAGCAACCCATCCGGCGCGAGCGTCAACAATCCTCTTGTCGGCAGTCCGCAGGCTGGCTCCGCTGGCGGAAATCCCCTGATTGCAAATCCCGGTGCTGGAACGGCTGTTGCGAGTGCGCCAGCGACAGATCCCAATTACCAGTACAACGTCACGCCCGGTAATCAATCAGGAAGCGGGCCGTTTGGCGGTGTGCCGGGAACGGTTGCTCTGCCGCAGCCTTATGCCGATTTGTCCTCAGTCTTCCCCGATCTTGGGCAGGCGAATCAAGACCTGTCATCGAATATCCTAAGTGAACTTGAAGGCGGATTGTCGCCCGGAACACTGGACGCACTCGGTCAGGCACAGGACGCATTCGGCATCAAAGGGCCGATAAACACGTCGCCAATGAGTCTCGGCACGACCAGCACGGCATTGGAAAGTCAGGGAGTGGGTAATTGGGCGGGTTTGCTGCCATCTGTTTCAACCACTCAAACGGTGTCGCCAGAGGTCGAAGCGCAGATTGCGGAGTTCAACGCGCAGCAGGCGGCGGCAGCGAATCCAACGTCATCGGCAGCGGCGGGAATCGCGTCGTCGGCAGTTGGCGCGATTTTGTCTAAGATTTTGTAAATTATGGCCGCCGTTTATCCAATCAATCCAAGGCCGCAAAGTGGGAGCGGCGTTTTCGGCGCGGTGCCCGGCCCGATTTCTCTGCCCCAGCCTTTTCAGGCATTCGGCAAAGCCCTGCCAAACACTCCCGCGATTGCTGGTGGCGCATCCTCCGACATCGTGAATGAATTGTCAGGCCAACTTTCGCCCGACACACTCGCCACGATTCAAAACAACGGCGCGGCGTGGGGTGTTGATGAGGGAATCCCCGGCAGCGGCTTACAGCAGAATTACGATTTGAACGCCGCCGCGCAAGCCTCAATGGCGCAACAGCAACAAGGCCAGAAAAACTATCAGGCAACCGTTGGCCCGACATCGCGGTATTTGACCGTTGCGCCGTCCACTGAAGCTGAGTTGGCGCAAATCAATGCCATTAACGCCGCCTCGCCGAATCCGACTCAGGCCGGGCTTGTAAATATTGGCTCTCACATCGCCGGACTTGGATTTGGGTACGCGCTCAACGACTTGACGGGCGGTTCTGGCGGGAGCAGCGTGTCTTACAGTGATTTCCCAACTAACCCGTCCACCGACATGAACTTTGACCCGAACGCCGGGGGAGCCGCCGAAGGCGTGACTGTTCCCGGCTAAACTATATGCCAGTCGCACCAGCAAATATCGTGGGCAATTTTGACGCAGGCGCAGACCTGTATCTTGCGATTCAACAGTCCAAACAGCGCAAAGAGCAGTTGAAAGCGTTGGCCGACTTTCACGCGGAGCAAATCGACAATCAGATTGAGCGGCTGAAAGAGACGCAGCAACATCATCAAGAGATGGAAGAAAACGCGGCCAAGATTGCCGACATTCGGCAACAGTTGGCCGACACTCAGGCCAAGGCTCTGACGGCCAAGACGGAGAAGGAAAAAACCGAATGGGAAGGCAAAGTAAAGCATTGGCAAGACCAGTTGAACGAACATGCGCGTGAAGCCGACCAGACGGCAGGCGTGAACGAGGACAGGCTGGATACCGAAACCGACATTGCCGGTATGCGGGATAAGACCGCTAATCGCGGGCTGGATTTGCGTCAAAAGGCCCTAGACGCATCGCTTCAACTTGGAACCACGCGCAATGCCATTGCAGCGGACACCGCGCAGATGCACAACGATACGGCGGGGTTCAATGCCATTTATACTGGGTTGCAACGGGACAATGCCGGGAAGGAAATAAAGGCGCAGAAATCACCGGATGACCTCGCGGAACAGGCGATGGACATTTGGGAAACGGTCAAGCAGAAGCGTCAACGGGCGGCGTTGATGCCGGCGGCCACACCACAGGCCACGCCGAATGTTCCACGTGGAACATCAGCACCCGCGCCAACGGCGACTCCAGCCACGCCCACAGTCAAAGCAGGTCAACGGGTGAAGGATGCCACGGGTAAAACGTTCAAAGTCAAACAGGACGGCAACTTGCCTCCGGGATACACCGTTTTACCACAATGAGCCATGCCAGACGCCGTTTTAGAGCCGGACACAAGCGATTTGGCGGTTCTTGAGCCGGAACCGGCGACAGAATCGCTCGGCGCGAGCATGTTGAATGCTGGCGAGTGGATTGATGCCGCCAAGAAGTTCCTACCGAGCCACATTCTCAATGCGATTCTCGGTCAACCACCCGAAACTCCATTTGTCCCTGAATCCATCAGCAAACCGTTGATTTACGCCGCCAAGTCCAGCGCGGGTGATATTGCAGGTATGTTGCCGGGAGCCACGCCGGGCGTCAGGAAGGTCGCGGAAGGCGCGGGAGAGGGGCTTGCAGACACGGCGTTAGGATTTGTGAACCCCGACGCCATTGTTGGTGGGGCCGCGATAAAAGGCGGCGGGATGCTCGCGCAAGCGGCCAAGGCGGCGTTTGCCAGCCAAATGCTGTCCCAAGCCCCGGAGGCCTACAAGAAGGCCGTCCAAGCGATGAAATACGGGGACGAGGCTGCAATCGCCAAGGCTGGCGTCGATCTGGCGACGGCGACTGGCCTGCCGCTATCCATCATCCATTCAGAATTGGCGTCACCGTCAAATGTGGCGCATTTGGAACCTGAAACCGAAACACCGAAAGGAACAGAAAATGAAAACGTGCGAACACCTGAAAGCGTACCAGTTCAAGCCGGGAAACCGGAAGGCACCGCAGCCGAAGAAACGCCAGTCGTCCCAAGCGAAGTTCAGTCACGGGGGCGGTCAACACAAGAAGCAGTCTTAGAACCGGAAGGAGAACAAAATGCCAGCGACATCGCAAGCCCAGCGAGCGTTTCTCAACCAGAAATTCGGCCACAAGTGGGTCAAGAAACACCACTTCGACAACCGGGGGAAACTGCCGGAACATCACCACAAGCGGTCAGTGAGCCACGGCGGGGGGACGCACAGCCACCGGCACCAGAAGTCGATGTAGCCCCCGCTGCGCCTGCCAGTCCAGAGGCCAAACCCACGCCAGAGCCAGCGGGGAAAGGGAAGTTCACGTTCAAAGGAAAGGTTTACGAAACCATCGATGACATTGACTTAGACAAAACCCTGACCGATGCGCAGAAGGTCAAGGCGGCGGCGGCTTTTAAAAAGGCCAAAGGCATACAATCAAGTGAGGAAGCCGCAACGCCGGAAGTGAGGACTATTCCACTTACACCCGGCCCCGGCGCGGCAACACGGCCGGGCGCAACCATCGAAACGGACATTGGCGGTAGAGAGTCAAACATCGCTCCGCTTGAGCAACTAGCCGATGCCGTCGCCAAGTTTCCAGAGCAGAAAGGTTCATTCAAAGAAAAGCTCGGTCAATGGATGGATTCTGTTGGCGTGCCAGTGAAGGATTTTTTCACGCGGTCATATATCGCGGCAAAAGCCGTGCCTGCCTGGATTAAGGAGAAGGCAACCACGCTGCCGGAAATCACTGATCTTGACCGGCGCGTTGGAGTGTGGAATGGAGATGAATTTGTCGGCGGGCAAGCGGCTCGGCAATTCGCCGGAAACGTCCAGAAGGTTTTCAAAGACCGCAGCAAACTCCGCGCTCTATCCAACTGGATTGATGCGGAGGGAGACAAGGCGTTACTCCAACAGCGTGCCGAAGCAACGAAAAACCCTGTCTTGAAACAGTCTTACTTGGATGCGGCCAACTTCGGCGATGACGAAGCGCGACTCGCAAGCGAAGTCAAAAACTATCACGAGGACATGCTGGCATGGGGACAGCGCGAAGGGGTGCTTGAGGATGGATTGGACAAGTACCTGCATCGTTATTATCGGGAGAGCGACCCTGTGTTGCAAAAGAAACTGGAAGCCTTGCGTTATCTGAGATTCAGCAAAGACTTCGCTGGTTTCAAGAAACGCTTTTACGACACCGATTTCGATGCGGAGCAAGCGGGCCTCACACCGGAGAAGGACGCCGCAAAACGCATTCTCGCATACGATTACGGATTCCGTCAGGCATTGACCGCCCGCGAGTTTGTCAAACGCTCATTCGATGCTGAGAAGGCGGTCGCAAAAGACGGCAGGCCGGAACTGGACGTTGCCGGGGGCGGGACAACCCTTGGGGCAGATGAGGGCAAGACCATGACCCTTGTGAAGCCGAAGTTTCGCGCAGACTCCGGCAAGCCAGAGGATTACCGAGGGGATTACGTGCGGTTCGATCACCCCGCTTTTCAGCGATACAAATTCGCAACCACCGATTCAGCAGGCAAACCGATTCTAGTTCAGGGCGATATTTTAGTTCACCCGGATTTCGCCAAGAAATATCAGGCATTGTTTGAAAAGTCATGGTGGGGGAAAGGCCCGATTCGCCGCACTGTCGTCGGCACGTCTGGATTCGTTAAGCAAACGATGTTGCAAGGGCCGTTCCATTTGGTTCAAATCACACTGGGCGGCGTCGAGCATCGCATCAATCCGTTTAAGTTGATGGACTTAGTGCCAAACGACCCCGCGCAACGGCGCATGGCCGAAGCTGGCTTGTACGAGGGCGATCAAGGCGCATCGTACGCCACAGAGGGCGTCAGCGGCGGCGGGTTGCTGGATAAAATCCCTGTCGCCGGGGAATATCTACAAGCGTCAAAAGACTGGCTGTTTCGAGATTACATCCCGCGTTGGAAAATGACACTCGCGCTGGCAATAGAAAAGCGCGGCATGGAGAATTACGCGGCGGACATCAAGGCTGGCAAAGTCACCCCAGAACAAATCACCCGCATGGCAGCGCGTCAATCCGCCGCCGTGTTTGGTGGTCAAAATCAACGCGCCATTTTCAGAAGCAAAACTTTTCAGGACACTCTCCGTGTTCTCTTTTTGGCTCCCGATTTCGGTGAAGAACGCTTGCGTCAAGTCCTTCAAGCGACCGGGAAATACGGGAAGGAACAGCGGACGGCGTTGCTCTTTGGCGCGGTGGGATTGGCCGTAGTTGCCAAGAGTGTTGAAAAGGAATTGACAGGGCAGATGCGCTTCGACCGTCCATTCACAGTCACTTACAAAGGCAAGGAATACGGCCTTCGCACTCCGGCGTCAGATATTTACCATTTCGTCACTGACCCGCTCGGGTACGTCCGCAACCGCCTCAATCCAGTCATCACGCGGCCACTCTTGGAAGGTTTGACAGGACGCGATTATTTCGGGCGCAAGCGCAGTCCTTGGGAGCAAGTCAAAGATGAGGCAACTACCATTGTTCCAATTCCGTTGCGCGGGGCAATCACCAAGAGCCAACATCTTTGGGAATCGTTCTTGAATTCCACCGGAATCACCGAGCATCGTGACACTACCACGGAGGACGTTTACAAGCTGGCTCAAAATTGGAAAGACAAGAACCACGTCGCAACTGTGCCGGACGAGGAAGTGTACGACCCTGACAAGGATGTTTACCGCGACATTAGAGCGGCAGCGCGTGAAGGCGACGTGAAATCAGTCGCCAATGAAATTGACGCTCTCACGGCCAAAAAGCTCACAACACCATCGGGCAAGCCGATAAACAGGGCGGCTATTGCGGAACATTTTCAACGCAGTTCAACCGCGCCGTGGACTGGAAGCAAAGAGAGCGACAAGAAATTCATGGCGTCTTTGTCTGCCAGTGACCAGAAAAAAGTGTTGGATGCAGAGAAAGACAGGAAGGACACCGCCGCCGTGGTGTTTAAGGTCGCTCCACCAAAGCCAAAACTTCCCGCATGGGCCAAGCCGCCGCCTCTCCGCTAACGATGTAGCGCAGGGCCAAACACCGCCCAGCCTAAAAGCGCGAACAGGATAAACGTCAGCAATGAGAACGCAACCGGCCTTGCGGTGTTCGCGCCCCAAAACGGCCAAGGGCCGAAAATGAGCCACAAAATCATCAAGACCCAAAATAGTAATGCAATCGACATAGCTCAATCTTCCTCGCGGTTGACAAGCTCACAATAAGGCAAAACCCTACCCGCCCGGCTGGCGTGGAATGTCCTTGGCCGGAATAATGGCGGGCGGATTCGCCGTCGCCTCAAGAATCATCAGGGCGGTGTCAATCTTCACCGTTTCCATCGTGCCGATGATTGCAATGGGGTGAATCTTGGATTTCATCGCCTCCTGAACCAAGTAGCGGAGTGAGCCTTCGAGTTCTTGGGCTGTCATGGGAAATTGACGTTGGCAAATTGGCCGTGATATTGCTTTGCAGCCGCATCGTAAGCCACGGCGGCATCTGTTACAGTTAGGAAGTAACCAAGGTGGGTTTCTTTTTGATTCCCGTATTTTATACGCGCTCTCCATTTTTGGAGCGGCTTACAGAAATACACCCCTTTAAAACCAGACGTGTTGTTGCGGTTTTTCCCACGGTTAGCTGCGTTTTCGCTGTGCGTTGAGGGTCGTAGATTTTGCCGTTTATTGTTAAGACCGTCGCCGTCTTTGTGGTCGATGTGTTTCTTCCCCATGATGACGCAGTGCATCAAAATAGTTCTCCGCTTTCCTTCCGATTTGCGAGAATTGCGAACGGCATAAAAACGTCCTTTAATTTTATTAGCGCACCATTTGCACACGGTCAGACGGTCATAATCGGCGTCGTCAACTTGGGCAAACTTGCCTTGACTTAGAGGAATTAGTCGCATAGTCAATGGAGAATTGCGAGCACATCGTTGATGCCAATTTGTCTTAATTCTTCGCCATTTACCGTAATTGAGCTAAACCCAAACCTTCGCATTGAAATTCGGTCGCCAGGCTTCGGATTGAATTTCACCTGCATGTGAGGTTGCCAGATGAATTCCCCGGCGTAAACGACAACGGCTTGGCACGGCGCATCTCTCTGGACTTCCGGCAGGATTATGCCGCCTTTGGAGAGTCCCGCTTGGTCAAGGACGCGAACGACCAAACAATTCGGGGCGCACTCGATTGACGTGACCGGACTGTTTGCTGTGAGTGGTTCTTGCATAAATTACCCTTGCACCCATTCTTTCGACGCTTCCTCAAGGTCTTGTTCAAAGGTCTTTTCGCCTGACGGATGTTCCACGCCGCCGGGCCGTTGCTCTGGCGGCAATGCGCCACCGCGCAACTCGGCGTTCTCAGCCTCAAGCGCGGCAATCCGCGCATCCTTCTTGTTCAAAAGGTAACGCATCCTCGGGTACGCCGCCGCTCGCAATTCCATGTTCGCCACAAGCACGGCCTGTTGATTGGGGCTGAGGCTGTTGTATTGCTCACTGGTCGCAAGTTGCGCGATGTCTCTGCCTTTCTTAAACAAGGCGTCAGCTTCCGGGTCGTCCGGTGAAGGCGCGAAATCGGGGTTCTTCGACGCAATATCCGTCCGCACTTGAGTCACCATACGGCCAAAGCCTTCACGCGCTTGTGTCCGCGTTGCTGTCTCGCGGGTAACGCGGTCGTTGAATCCGTCCCTGTCCTCGCGCTCTGCTGTATCCAAAATGTCCGTGTGCTTCGTAAGCTCGAAATACTGGTTCATGGCCAGTTGTGCATTGTCCCCGAATGTCTCCCGAATCCATTTCAGGGCTGGTCCCGGCTCAAGATTGGTTGCATTGGTAAGAAACTTATTCCAATCAGCCGGTGCGGTGCCGCCGTCTGGTGTGTTGACTTCAAGACTGGTGATGATGCGCTTGGCGGTTGCGCCGACTTGATTCAGCGTTTTCCGAGCAGCTTTGACGGCGTCGTTTGGCTCATACCGCGCGATGCGTAATTCCTGCTGTGCAGCATCACGCTCTTTCTCGGCGGCGGCAAGGCGTTGTGCCAAAACATCGGTGTTCTGTCCTTTTGACTCGGCGGCGGCAAGGCGAGCCTCGGCTTCCGTCAATTTCGTTTCGGCGGTTTTTGCGCGTAGTTCTGCCGCCTTTTTTGCCGCCCTGAGTTGTGCCGGCGGCAACTTGGTGTCTGGATCATCAACTACCGGCACGGGCGGTGTAGCGGGCTTTGCAGGGGCGGCGGCGGGTTTAGGCGGCTCTGCCGGTTTCTCCGGTGCCTTCGGTTCCGGCTCTGGCGGCTTGGCGGGCGGTTTGACCTCATTATCCACGTCGGCCCACGGGTCTTTACCGTCGTCTGCCTTTGGCTCAGGTGAACTGCCGGAGGGCGGCGGAAACGCCATGCCGGGCGTAGGCGCGGTCAAAACTGGTTTCGGTGCGGCTGGTGCCGGAGCGGGCGCAGGTGTGGCAATCGTAGTGTCGGCCATAGCTATTTCTTTCTCTGAGGTTTGGGTTTTCGTTCCACGTTGTCAATATCGTGGTGGACTTTCGGGTGCGGCATTGCAGAAGCTTTTGGTTCTTCAATCGGCAAGTCTCGCAGCACTTCAAGAAAGGCGTTGACGCCTTTCAACTGTTCGGCGGTGAAATCCTTGTTTCCGTCCATCCATTGCTGCTTCGCGTAAACAACAGCTTTCTCGAATAGCGGGCTGCGCGTGACGGAAATGAGCAGCTTCGTTGCGGCTTCGTCTTGGATGAATGATTCTTTGGCGGTCATTTGAAATTTTTCACAGGTTCATTGTCGTAAAAATCCACGAATTCGATATTAGGCGGAACCGGCCACGGTTTGCCAGCAAGAACATCAGCGCGAACTTGCTTTAAGTTCATGTCCCAACCGTTCGTGTGCTTTGCTTGTTTCGCGTGACGGAACATTTCCAGCAATTTCCAAGCCTTTTCGTCCTTTTGCGGGCCTTTGCCTCTCCCCTTGTCCTCTTTGCGGTAAATTGGCCCTGATAGTTCTGGTGTTCTGTCCTGAATGACTCGCGCTCGCGGGTCATACTTGATTTGATGTCCGTTATTAGCGATCAACAATCCGAATAACACGTCCTCGAAGCCAAGGCCGTCTGCAATCTCAGGGTAGCCGTTACACTCCAAAGCCCATTCGAGAGGCAACGCCAGATTGCAACCGAAAAGCCAATCTCCGCCGCACGAAAACGGGGAGGAGATTTTATTCATTTCGCAATGTTCCTCTCGTCCGTCTCGCGCCGTCACGATACCGCCGTGCCGAATAACGCCGTCCTCTACCGTCATGCCGATGCGCTTCTCGTAAGCCCCCGCCAATACGTAACTCCCATTCATCGCATCCTCCAAGGCGTCCAGATAACCGGGCATGAGAACGCAGCGGTCATCGTAGAAAATAATCCACTCGGTTTCGCAAAGGGCAATCGCGGTGTTTCTGGCATTGCTGTTGGCCCACCAGTCGGTTGTTGTGACGCGATAGGTTCCCTGCCAAATGGTCGGTTTAGGCTTCGCTTTGATTTGGCCTTTGCCCTCAATCATAATCCCGTCGAAACCGAGACGGGCATTCACGATGATAAGATGAGGCTCGGAAACAAGGCCAAAACGGTCAACTTCGCGATTAAACGAGTCTCGCAACCATCCCCATTCGGAACGATCTCTGCCCGTTAAAAAACAAACTGTGAACGATTTCATCAGACCATCTTTTCGTGATTCGGGTCGAGCATGGACGTGGCGTTATCCATCACACGGCCCTGTAAATCGCTGTGATTGGTGTACTGGACGAAAAGACGCGGTTGCAGGCAGTAACAGTTGCACTTGACGTTGAACTCGCCGAATTGCGAGTCAATCGGGACGTTGCCGCCAATATGAGGGGCCATGCGCCGGGCCTGCGCTGGCGTAATTGCGTAACTACTGGTGGTCATCATGCGGGCTGTGCGGATTACGTGCTTTGAGATTCGTTCGCGAGGCGGTTCTGCGTAAGACCCGCCCAAATACAGCATGTCCCAATCGTCGGGAACTTCGTCGATGATGGCGGCGAATTGTTCATTGAACGGCAGCGTCCTGTCAGCGTGCGCGTCATGCTGCCAAGGCTTCGACGGGTCAGGCTCCACGATTTCAAAGTCATCTTCCAGGACGAGAACGCGGTCGCCGTAAATGTTTTGTCCGACAATCTCCAACACTCCGCGATGCGATTGGACAGCAGCCCAATTTCCTGTCTTTGAAGCATCGCCTTCAACGAGGTCATGCGCCCAAAACCACGAGCAATTAAACCCGTACTTGTAGATTTGGGCGTAAACATGCGCCGACCTGTCATCACGGCAATGCCGATGAATGACCACAATGCGGTCAAAATACTCTGAAAATCGGCTCATAATTTCAGGATGTCCTCCCAATACATGCCGTTCGGAGCGTCAACTTCCGATTGTTTTATGGCGGGAACCAACGCCTCGCTAACCCACCAATCCTCGAATGGCTGGCCGGGCGTTCCGCAAACATCCAAATGAACCGGAAAATAGCCAGCCTTCTTAAAAATCTCTCGCATCGGCACGCGCAACTCATCCCCAAACCTCCAATAATCATGTTCCGCTGTGATGACTTTGAATTTCATCCTGTCCAGCGGCAGGTTTCGCAGCGCGTCGAGGCTGGCGTGGTCAACGTCGAGAGAGAGGTAATCAACCTCAAATACCGGAACGTGCATCTTGTCAATTATTTGCAACCAATTAAACTTTGTGGCATCGGCTTTTATGGCCAAACATTTAGGTCGTTGAGTCATCGACTGGAAGGCGCCTTCTCCAATATCCAATAGCGTTCCTATCCACCCAATTTCCTCCAACGCGAGCGTGTTGGACCATTGCAGGTCGCCACACCCAATGTCGAGGAACGTGCCGCTGTCTGACGGAATGAGGCGGTGGCACCAAATATCCTGCCCCGCTTGTGAATAGCTTTTCATTTATGCCTTGAAGTGTGCCTGACGCCGATGCCGGGAAGGAAAACGTCAACGCCGTGTTCATGTTTTCCCACAACATGGTCAATTCCGCCGCCGTTGACTTTTCCGAGTTCCCAGTGTTTCCACAAGTGCCGACCGATTATCGGGAACGTGCCGCCTGCCGCGTTCTCGTAACAGGAAGTGCCGTCCCACTGATATTGAGGGTAAAAACGGGGAAACAGTTTGTTTTGAAACTGCTCGACAGCCTTCTCCAAAACCGCGTCCCATCCCGCGCCGTCAATCCATGCGTCATCGTTAAAAAGCCAAATCCAATCACCCCGTGCCAGTCTTGCGCATTCATCATCAAATATGGGAAGCGAATCAAACCCGTCCATGCGATGACTCACAATGGCCCGCACATTCGGATACGGCCTACTCAGCGAAGTCAAATGTTCAAGCGTATTTCTGTCCTCGAAATCCAGCCGCACAATCGCCTCGACACGAGATGGGTCTTTGGCTTCGCTGAACACCGATTCAATGCACCGATGCAGGTCATCAACGCGGTCATGCGTCGGTATCAGCACCGAGCAAAGGATTGGGCTGCGATATTCAGTGGCGGTCATACTTCTGGCAGGTACAGCGTGGAACAGAAATCATGGTCTGAAAGTTTACAATGATTCCCGGCCTCGAACTGGCAATACTGCTCTTTCCGGCCACCGGGAAGCCCTTCAATGTTTGGCGAGAAAATGTTGGCATCGCTCAATGTTGCTGCCCACCATGAAAAGCTCGAATTGCCCCTGAGAATGATTGATGCCTTGGTAATCAGGTAAATATCCACAACCCAAGGCGGCAATGACGGCGTGAGTGTCGCGTGTGGTTTTTCTTCCGTGAAAAACTCCAAATTGTCGATATTAAGTTTGTCGGCTAAATCCTCGTACGATTCTTGCGAGACAACAACGAATCCCAAGTCTGGATAATCGCCAACGCGCCGATGAGCCACACTCTGATAACGCTCAATGGCCGGAAACGCTTTCATTGCCTTTTCAACTTCCGGCCTCCATTTAAACCATTCCTTGACCTGTTTCCGCGTGTAAATGAGCGATGCCTGGTCTTGGTGGTAGCCCCCGACAATCTCGTCGCCGATTTGCGGACGCGCCGGAATTGGCAAGTCGAATATCAACTCTCCCGGCCACGGGTTGCACCGAAACTCGCGGCCTTCCTTTGCGGCCAAGGCGCGGGTGTATGCGTAACTGAAAAGCTGATTTCCCAAACGCCCGATCATCGCTGGAACAAGCGCTTTCATTCCTCGCCCTCCTTGGCGTGAAATTCAGTCCATTTCAACTTCGCTTGCTCAAGTGTCTGCTCGCGAAAACCGCCCCGCGGACACGCGCCGTTAGCGCAAAACACAAAGAAGTCTTTGACGCCGCTGCCAAGCGACAAATGCGGAAGCCTGTCGCACGTCGAACACTTTGGCACGTCGTCAACTTCTGTTTCGTTTATCCTCACGCTCATTTCACCCTTTGGAATACTTCACATTCGTTCCCTTTGGAATAAATCCCGTAAAGAAACTTAAATCCCATCGCCATCAAATCATCCGCCGCCAAGCGGACATGGCGAATGCCGTCATTCTGCCAGCCGATGTCATCCATAAACACGATGCCGCCAACGCTCACTTTCGGACCGAATCTCGAAACATCCTTTCGCGCCTGAGTGGTGTGGACGCCATCAATGTGCAATAAGCCAATGTCGTCTGGCGGTGTCACGTCATCGCTGCGCGTCTGGTGGACGCGGACAAATAGCTGACATTGAGTATCCTTCACCCATCCGAAAAACTGATTCTTGGCGTAGTCGTGATTTGCCACATTAAGCCACCAGTCGTGGTTTACTCCAGTATATTGCTCCGCGCTCGCTTGTGGACTCCACGGCTCAATACAGTGAATGATTCCACGGCCAATTTCTTGCAGAGACAGGGCGACAGGCAGGACGGAACGGCCCGCCCAACACCCGATTTCAACGGAAACCAGCGGGCGCAATGCAAACGTGGTTGCGGCCAACGCAAAAGCCTTGTCCAATTCGCACCAGCCCTCCAAGCGGGGGTTTGTCGCTTCAAGACGCCGTGCGATATGATTAAAGGTGGAGATCATCCGGCTTGGCTCTCAGGATTGCTGTTTCGCTGTCGTTTATGCCAACACAGATTGCAAAACTCCCGTCCGGCAGCGTAATGGCCCCGCTCACGAAAACGACATTACCCTTATACGAACGGCACGCGCTCCGCTCCGTCTCGGTCATTTCAGAATCCTCGCTGCCGTAGAGCAACGGTTTTGAGGCGAGTTTGCTCCGGCTCATCACGCCAATGTAATACCGGCGATTCGGGTTATTGACGGAATTTACATTGGATTCGTTGTCGAGCGTCGAGTGAAAAAACCGGATAAAATCATCGCCATGCGGCAACCATGCTGTGCCGCCTTTGATGATTCCCCACGGCCAATGTTTAAGCGGCGGTTGCAAAATCGCAGTCGGCTTGTCGTTGCCAGCCGCCTTGATAACGATATGGTCTGGCATGGCCGAATAAATAAACAAAATCTCATTGTTTTGACTGTATGGCACCCACCCCTTTTCCATCGCTTTGCCGTTGTTCCTGCCGTAATTGGGCTGAAATCGGGTCGGCACCATCCATTGCTTGCTTTCGACAAGTTGACCGTATTTGACAACCGACTTCCCCCACGATTCAGATTCAGTCCATGACATCCAAAGTTGGCCTTGGTGAACGAACAAATGCGCGTCCTCGCTCGACTGCTGGCTTTCAACAATGATTTCCTTGTTGCCAATCACGGCCCACTTTGAATCCAGTTCCGCCATTGCGAGGCGGGTCTGCCAACCGGCGTCATAGTGGTAGCGATACGCCATGAGTAAACGGTCGCCGAATCGAATGAGGCTGGGGTTGTAACCATGCTTATTTATCGACCGCCTGTAAAACGGCAGCGCTTCCAACTGCTTCGTCACTGGCGGATATGCCGCGCCAAGGCCGAAGCGTTTTGCCAACGCTGCGTTGTGAGCCAATCGGGGCGGGGTTTCGGGAGTGGAGGTCATTTGTCCTCCTTCGCCTGATAACTTAGAAACGGCACTTCTCGGCCACCGTGCTTCCGAATCAGTTCCGCAAGGCACCGTTGCCAATGGTAGTCACGAGCTAAAATCATGTCTGGAAACTCGCTAACGTGCTTTTGCCACCATTCGCGGGTGAAGCAAAATACGTCCACCGCTGGATGATGAATCGGCTTGCCGTCCGTGCTTTGCGTTGTGCGATGGGAGAAGAAAGGCAGCTCTGGCAACGGCTCTTTTGGATTCCAAAAACAGGTGTCGGATTTGGTCAGAAGTAATGTATCGGTGGGACTTTTCGCGCGTCCCATTCCCATACGAATGACATCCTTGACGAACGCAAATCGCGAATCATCACCGACACCGCCGAGCTTTGAGTCCCGCCCGAACACACCAAAATATGCTGGTGTGTGAATCCAACTGGCGTCGGCGTCATAGACTTTCTGCCAGTTCTTTTTCGCTTCTGAGTTGATGCCTTCATAAGCTGAGAATAAATGGATGATCGACCGGCCTTCGCGCTTCGCTGTCGGCAAATACGCCAATCCATTATGGTACGCATCGTTTATCGCCTCAAGCATGGACGGAGCGCGTGTCGGGAAATCCCGGTGGCGGCACGTCCAGATGTATTCCGGTCGCCACGGTGAGCCATTCCACAAGCCCGGTGAATCCGCTTGCAGCGCGACAACTGGCAATGTTGGCACAGCCCGCGCGAGGTGCAAAACGGCTGAATCCGTGGCGATCAGAAACTTGGCGCGTTCAAGGATGCCAAGCAAATCATAAAGCCGATGCGCCTTTACCTTGGACAAATCCATGATGAACCACGGCTTGCGGAAGCGGAGTTCGACCAGTTTGGTCAGCAGTTTCCGGTATTTGAATGGACTGGACACGCCGCCTGTCGCCAGCACAATCGTCGGCTGGCGCGTAATCACCTTGTCGGGCATCAAGGCTTCCTCGCGCTGGACGCTTCGTTGGTCAAACACTGTTGGCGCGTAGTGTTTCCATTGCTCGTATTGACCGGCCAGACGCCATGCCTCTTTCGCCCATGAGTCGGTTGTCGCCCGCTCGAAGGAATGCTTTTTTATCTCCGCTTCCGGCCCGGCCACTTGGACGACTCTTGGAACACCGAATTGCTTGGCGAATTCAACGGCACCTGTGATGTCCTGCGGATTGCCGGATGGAAAAATCTTCACTTCGACATACGACGCGCCTTCAAAAATCTCGTGGAATGGACTGGTTGTAACCACAATCGGTTTGACGCCGGATTCAGAGTCGCGCTTGAGCAACGGGAGCAAATTCAAAATGTCCCCAGCCCGGCCAAGGCAAATGTAAACTGTGCTGGTCAACGAACTTCCTCCAACTTCGCCAGCATGAACTTGCGGGCAACGTGCTTTTGAACCGGCGACAACCGGCGGTAATTGCGCCGGTAAAATTTGACCGGGCCGCGTCTTAATGCGGCAAATCTTCGCGTGATTCTGGAAAGGCGGGAGTTCATTTCGTGTGCGCTCCTATTGTGCAAAATCGTTTTTCTTCATTTGGAATAGCGGGAGTGGTCATCGCCTTATCAATCGGCCAGCCGTAATCGTTGATACGGCTCCAAATGACACTGCGGCCAAGGCCAAGCTCTTTCTCAATGTCCCGTACACGACGGCCTTTGTAAAAATGCGTTCTGCGAGTGCGGCCATTGTTGGCTGACTTGGTGACAACACGACAATTTTCAGGGCAGTAATTTCCGTCGTTGTCGATGCGGTCAATGCTGAGGCCTGGTTTGTAGCCATTGGCTAAGGCCCATGCGCGGTATGCTGGGTAACTATTTCTCCAAGCGTCGCAAACTGTTATTCCGCGGGAGCCGTAATGTTTATAAACCTTGCATTTTGGACTATAACAACGTCGTCTCATGGCGTGCCAGATTGAATATAAAGACTCTTTACTTCGAGCAACCGTATCGCCCGGAATAAGCCAAGATTTACGCGGCATTGGACGCCTCCATTTTCTGTCGCACTTCTCGGATTGACGGAGCTTCGGGTGGTGTTCGGTGTCCGTGAATCCATGAACGAAAAGTATCCAACGACACACCCAACGCAGCCGCCCCTTGTTTTTGCACCCAGCCGCGCCGTTTTAGCCACGTTCTCAACTCGTCGGAAAATGACTTTTCTTTGGCCATCTGACCTGAACTTATGCGATTGCACCTATGCGGTCAATGAAAAAAACAATTCGCTTTTAGTGATGGCGTCAACGATGAATAGCGCATCGAAGCAACGCCGGGTCATTGCCGGTGTCCGAATAAGACTACGGTTGTATTATTCGGAAAACTTGAATGTGGCGTCAGCCGCGTTTGGAGTCAATCTCCGCACGAAACCGATTCTCGACGCAGGCATGGCGTGTGTCATGTCTGAAAAACCCGTTCAATAATCGCGTAAGCGAAACAATCACAACGATGTATGTCAATTAACTGCAATTTGTTCTCCTCATACCTGAGCCGCAGAACGCCAAACTTCCTCAAGGAGTTCGTGCAAGACCTTTTTCCACGCGACCTGCTTTACTCCACCCTGTACCCGTTCCAGCCGTGGCCGTCGTTTCATGGGACGGAACTGACGTGGGACAGGATTCACGTCAATATGCCCAATGATTTGGGCGACTGGGAGCAGATGCGGACGGAGGATTGCCTCATCAACGTCTGCAATCCTGAGCCGCGCCAGATTGATTGGGGCGCGAGCCGGAGCGTGTTTGGCAAGTTCCGTCGCCGATGGAAAACGCGCGTGTTGTGCATGGACCAACTGCGCCACGTCGAGGAAGCCAAACAACAGTTGCGGGACATCTACAGCGGTTTGGCCAAGGTTCCCGAGTACGTCAAGGCCGAGTTCATGAAGTATCAATGCACCGCCGGGAGCAACTACATTTATTCGTGCGGGCAAGGGCTTACGACCGTCGCGGTCACGTCCAGCATGTTCACGGCGGGGTTAACCACGCTGAACATGGGGTCGGACAGCAACCTGCCGACTTCCAAGCTGACGATGAATTACCTGCAACAGTACTCGCCTCAGTTGCAGTACAACGGGTATTTCGACGGCGAATTCACGCCGACCGGCATGTTCCAACTCATCACCGACATGCAGAGTGTCATTGAGTTGTGCAATGCCAATCCGGCCCTCAACGGCATGTATCAAGGCGCGTCATTTGAGAAGGGTGGCGAGTTCTTCAAGTACGGCGCAATGGCCAAGTGCGGAAATTGGATGTTCAACACGGCCACTTATCCGGCGCGGTTTTACCGGTCTTCACCGGGAACCCTCACGCGAGTCATGCCGTTCCAAAACGAGACGGCGACTGTTGGAAATCAACCAGTCCTCGACTCGCAATACCTGAATGCGCCTTATCAGTTGTCGCACTCCCCGCACCGCCGGACGCGCGAAGTTTACCGGGGTGAAATCCCGGAACTCGGCGGCGAAACCAAGTTTGGCCGCCGTGACTTGTGGGGCAAGTGGAATTGGTGCAACGACCCGGCCTTGGTCAACGTGTATGACCCGAACTCCGGGACGCTCTGCACATTGGACAACGTAGCACGGAACATGGGCTATTTTTGGGCGGATTTCGAGGCAGGCGTCCAGAACGTCCGGCCTGAGTTGGAACTGATGATTTTGCATCAGCGGGAAACCACGCCGGTTGCCGATCTGCCGCGGGCGGCGGGAGCGGCTACGACGCCGACACTCACGGCGCAGTCCTTGTTGCCCTACAATGCGTATTGCAACCCGAATCCGGGCGAGGAAACGTATTATGCCAATGCCGGCATTACCGACTTTGGCGGGGTGACACCAGAGGACTAGGCGAATGGCCTATGGCATGACATCGCCGAGCGCACCCCCAATGGATGCCTCGGAGGAGAATGAGTTTACGATTGACCCCGCGACACTTGGCGGGGGCGATTACAAGGCCGGTGACGTGTTTACCGTCATCGGCCACACCAGCGATGGGATGCTCAAGGTGAAGTGCGAGCATTCCAAAGAGGACATGGGATGGGAGAAGGATTTTGACAAAAGCATGGCACCCGAACCGGAGCCGCAACAAGCGACTGACGGCGGCGGGGCCGAAGAAGTAACGTAATATGCCAGCCATTAAAACAGTTCCTTTATCAGCCTCTTTAGCCTCGGCAGGCGCGGCCTTTCAATCGCCCAACATCAATGCCAAACAGCGATTGGCCATTCTTGTTCAGGCTAAACTCGTTCTGCTCAATTACAAGGGTGGCACGAATTATATTGCCAACCATACCCAACTCACAAAAGACGCGGAACTCGCTTATATTGGGCTCACACCGGAAGCGTGGGGCGCGGGTCTTGGCAATACCACGTTCGATTTCGACCCTGGTGCTGAAACGGTCGGGCAGTACGTCCAACAGGCTAATTTTCGAGATTCGACCAATATGTCTCTGAACGTCAACACCATAATGACAGTGATCGGATTGCAAATGGCGCGAACGCCGCTGGTTCTCCAAAAGCAGAACATCTTCGTCGATTTGGAACTATTGGCAATTTGGGGGTAATAGATGCCTACATGCACCCCAGAGGCGGTACAAGCGTCCGGGGCCACGTTTCAGGCAGCGGATATAGGCGATCTGAGGCTGGCTCGCGTGGGGCTTCTGTGGCTTCAAAACGGTTCCGCTGGCACGCCAAACACACTCCTTGCCGCTGGCGCGGTTCTGCAAGCGGTTGACGCTGGGCGGTTGCAGATGCTTCTTGTTGGCGCGTTGTGGACGGCATCAGGCACCGGCAAAACTGTCGCTCAACTGCTGGTTCAATCAGAGCCTTATCAGGAAACTTCAAGCGGCGGGTTGGACTTGTGCGAAACGGTGTCGGAATGGATTACCGAAGGCAGTCCTGGAACGATTGATACGGTGTTGGTCACAGCCAAACTCTTTCAGCAATTAACGCCGCTCGAATTGATAATCGTCGAATTGGTGCTGGTCTGCAAAATCTATGGCATTGCCATTTCCGCCTCAGCACTGACGACAACCGCAGTAAACGCCGGATTTGAGACGTGCGACACCGGCCAACTTTCCCTGATCGAAGCAAATCTTTACTGCCAACTCTCGTGAACCGTTTAATTTTCATTCTGCTTCTTGTAATGACATGGCCCGTGCTTGGCCAGCGAACCGTGATGGTCAACAATAACGGTCAAATCATCGCACCGCCAGAAGCAACGGACACAGCCAATGGGCTTATCACCAATATCATCGCTGGCTCTGGCGTGACGGCGCACCGCACCAATTCTAGCGTCACACTCAGCGCATCAGCCAGCGACTCCGGTGGCGATTTTATCAATGTAACCAATTTTGGCGCAGTGCCGGACGGCATGACGGACAGCACTGCCGAAATAGCGGCGGCTGCGGCAGTGTATAACTCGAACGGCGGCACTCTTTATTTTCCGGGCGGCCCAGGTGCATATTTGACATCCAACAGCATCACGCTCTCGCATGACGGTTCCGTCCAAGGCGACGGAGACGGAGCGTTCATATCATTTGTTTCGACTGGCAACAGCACCTTGGAAGAAACAAGCCAAAGCAACACTTTAATTTACGACACGAGCCACGTTTCCATTGCGTTCAAGAATATCACGTTCTATCAACCATCCACGAATGCAACGGGATCATTGGTGGTTCTCACCAATCACACCGCGTGGGGTTCTCCGTCGTTTGACCACGTTGCATTCATTGGCGGGACAAATGGCCTGTACATCATGGACGGCGCAAACATCCCGATTTGGGCCTGTTTATTTGGCAACCAAACCCGTTACGGCATTCTGAATAGCAACGAAATTGAGCAGGATTTGGGTGGGTTCATTGTGGATGGCGGAACGGCGTTTATTCAAGCCGGTGTTCCAGAGGAGGCGGCGATACGATTTTATGGCGGAAACTCCATTGTCGCCAATAGTTTGTGGTCGGCCCTGTCTTATCCCAGTTTCACAAACTGCATTGAATTCGATTGGACTGGGCCTCATGTGTCATCTTTTTACGGAACAATCGGTTTACAAATTCAGGACAATCAATTTCAAGGGGCAATGGGCGACACAATTCTCGGCGGGACAAAATCGTTTAACTCCAACATCACGAATTTTTACGGTTATTGGGAAGGGATACAGATTCGAGGAAACTTATTTGACACAACGTTGGGCTGGACTGGCAATGGCGTGACTGTGAATAATACCGGCCTATCATGGGCCAACGGCATTTTGACGGTTAGCACCGCGTCTGGTGTTAATGCGGATATGTTTCAGCCGGTTGTGATTGCTGGGGCAACTTCGACTAATTATAACATCGCAACTCAGTTCGCTACATCTCCGGCAGGCGGCACTTCGTATTCTGTTTTGATGCCAAACAATCCGGGCACCGTCACTAATTTTGGAACCACCACATACGGTTATCAGGTGCGCTGGCCGGTGCATCTGACAAATGGAATTGGGGAATTTTCGTCCATTTCCGACAGCCGTGTGCATGACGTGGAAACCATTGGACTGTCTTTGTGCAACCTTTCAGACGTGCTGAATTGGACATCAAGCGGCTATATTCAAACCGATGAGTATGAGAACAGAGGCTTTGTGAGCGAGACATTTCAACCGTGGGTTCAGCCCGCTGGAATCAACAGCGGCAACAATCATCTGAGCGCGGTTGTGGCAATCAACGGCGTTCTGGTAGTGACAAACTTCGACGACTCGGTCAACAGTGGATTTAATTACACTCATATTGACCGGCTTGCGGTGGACAATTCTTTGGTTGCGAATGACATCTTTGATCGCAATGGAATTTATTACAGTCTGTCTCCGTATTGGCAGGCGGCAGTTAGCAACACGCCACTACTCGCCGTCACGTCGGCAACGGTGAAAACGGCCTCGGCAACGAATGTGGCAGTGCAACTGCTTATTCCCCCTAATCAGCCAAATTTGACGGTCAGTTCTGTGCAATTATATGGTTCATTGAGGGGTGTTCCAAATGACCATTTTTTGACAGTCGACGGAACGAATATTGCATCACCCTATCAGAATCCTTTTTTAAACCTTGGAACCTTGGCGTCGCCGTTTGGAAACGGTGATTTTGACTACGGAATTTCGTTGGTGGGTTCTGGCGCAGACATTACGAATGATTCAACGTTATGGCAGGCCGATGCTGGTCAAGTATTGATGGATGTTCAAGTGCCGGGTGGAAACACTGTGGCAAGACCAACGAATGTTATTCCCTTAGCCAACATCAATGGGAATGGCATTGCAAATGTGACGAATCTGGCGCTGTTAAATGCAGGTAACGTTGTGGCAACAAGCAACATGACCGACGCAGGTATAGTCGGCCCGGCGGTAGTGACAGCCAATTCTAGCGGGGCTTTTGCGGGGAAGGCGTTCACCGGAACGAACACACAGTATCTTGACGGGAGTGATAATTTCAGCACTCCACCTTCCACCGCTTTGCCCATCTACAATCCCGGAATGATTGACACCAATGGAAGCGGACAGATTGAAGTGAAGAACACGCCGAATCTGACGAATGTCGCGTTGTATGGCTCAACCACTGGCAACGGCGGCACGCAGGGGCCTGTTCTCTACGGCAATTTCTACGTGACAAACGTGTGGAGCAATTCGCTGACTCCGTTGCAAATGACTGACGGAGCCGGGACGCAGACCGGTGGGAGCCAGAACTGGACGAATTGGCCGATTGATGTGAGGAGCAACTACGTGGTTAACGTGACGAATTCGATCTGTATTTCCAACATTCAAGGGCTTTTGCCAAATGTGTTGAATCACTGTGATATTTATCTATACACGACAAACATTACAGGCAATGCTGGCCAAGTTTCTCCTGTAATTTCGTTCTTCAATAATCCAACGGCAAGTGGATTATTTTCAGGATTTACAGTTCCCAAATTAACCTCTGCTGGCTCTGAGCCTCCTTTATATCGCCTGCATTTAGACTGCTATGGCACCAACTACGGAACTAACACCGCTTTGTGGACATTCACGCAGCCGGGAAATGTGGGGACGTATGCTTCAGCGGGAGACACGCTCACGATTGGTTCTACCGGCCTGACGAACATCAATGGGATTTACGCCAGGCCGGGAATCTACTCTCCATATTTTGCCACGCTTCAAAACAGTGGTAATTCGGTGTTTTCAAGTTCAACAAGCGTCAGTGGAAGTTACGGAAATTTTCCGGTTGGTTCCTATTCCTTTATTGGCGCTGGCGCTGGAGCGGGTAATGCGGCGGCCGCATTTTTGGGCGGTGGCGGCACTTCTGGCGCATGGTATTTTGGAGATTATCTTGGTTCCACGAGTGGTTTAATCACGACGACTAACGTCATTGGAGCTTATGACCAGAATGGGCAAAACAACACTCAGGGAATTCCGACCGCCATGTATCCAATGCAAAGCAGGGGTAATGGTCAAGCTGGATATACTATACTTGGATATGGATTGACAGGCTCATCTGGTGGAAGTTTGAATCCACTTCACCCCGGATTGATGGTATCACCGCTTGGAGTGATTGTTGGGTATGGCGACGGGACGGCAGGCGTAACAAACTCTTTAGCCGTGACAAATACGATCACTGCCGCTCAAGGATACATATCGTTGCGAAGTAATCTTGTTGCCCCTACTTCTATCACATTTCCTGCGACGGGGGTGAATTGGACAAACCCGCTTAACGTCAACATTGAGGTTTATATTGACAATCCTACTGTCACTGGAACATCTTTCAAGAAAAACGGAACTCAGATATTTTCATCTGTTACAGGGGACATCACTATTCACCTTCAACCGGGTGAGTATTTCTCGGAGACTTATACAGTTGGAACTCCTACTGCAACTTATTCACCATTTTAACATGAAACGCCTGCTATTCGCCATTCTGTTCATCGTGTCGGTAGTCTTGATTGGCCGCACCGCTGGCACTGGCTCCGTGATTACGTTCTCCATCAATGTGCAGGGAACGGCCTATAGCAACGCCGCGTCTTACAATATCCTCTACGGAACATCTCCCTACGTTTATACTGGAAGCACCAACATTGGCACCAATACCAGCATCACGGTGAGTAATTTTCCACATGGAATCCAGTATTATTTTACATTCCAATGCTACGACAGCAACGGTGTTTTTATTGGCAACACCCCGCCCGATACTTATGGCTATCTTGTTCCTACGCCCTCACCTGTGCCTACGGTGACGCATACAATTATAGTGCCATGAAACCCTTCCTCCTAGCACTCGCGGCTTTTATGCTGTGGCAGGACGCGGCGAGGGCGACGACTTACTTCCATTTCAGCCAGAACGGTGCTGGCGCGATGGACGGGACGACGAACAATCCGCAGAGCTTGGCGTGGGTAAACGCCTACTATCACGTCGGGCCGGGAACAAACCTTTGGCTTGATGGCACGATTAACAGCGCGGTCGGCATCATCTCAAATTACGTCACACTAAATCTTGGTGGAAATGGAATCGCCACTCCTAATGCTCAATGCGTTTTCATTTATCCTAATGTGGTGAGTCCAACCATTGACGGCACTGGTGGTGGATACTTGGCTTGCACGGCCAATGGAACCCTGCTGACAAATCAAACGCCCGTATGGGCAATCAACTGTGGCGGTACGGTGACTGGATTAACCGTAAAGAATCTCATCATAAATAACATCTATGTGAACGTCGCTCCCTCTGACCCGAATAATTTCTCCGATACCACTGGCGGGATTTACGACGTTCAAGACCAAGGTAACAGCTTCTTTCTTAATATCCGGATGACAAATGTTGGAACGGCCATCGCGATAGTTCCTAGTGGGACCGCTACGGTTTCCAACTTCAACATCTATAATCAGAACCACGGCATTGAGCTAAACACCACCGGATTAACCGGAGGCAATCTCTTTGTTGAAAACTCTTTCTTTGGAGACACGGCAAATTGGGACGCTTCTGGCGGTCAATATCACCATGATAGCGGCTTTATCTGGTTTGGCTCTGGCACAATGAACAGTGTGACATGGAGCAACGTGATGTTCATTGGCAATAACGGGACGTACGGCAACGCGGCCATTTATAATCAGTCGGGCGTTGCAACTAACGGTGTCACTTGGATAAATCTGGTTGCCATAAACAAAGCGGGGACGCTCGCGGACGGCTTGTTCAACCTCGGCGGCGGTTCACTCGTCGGAAGCACACTGTCTGACAACACTGGCTCGCTGCCATTGCTTCTGAATATCGGCGGGGGCGGGCTGGTCATGCTCGACAACATTTTCAACGGCGGGAAGCAATACGTTGACATCACGAGTGCTGTCACCAGCGGCAACGTGGGCGCAAACCTTTACGCCAACACGGTTGGCGGAACGCCGTGGCAGGTCAACGGAACTGGCTACACACCCTCTCAATTCTCGACGTATCAGTCGGTGTCCGGTGGAACGACCTCGCGGAATTATCCTTCGACTGCCGTGATAAATACGGCAACGGGGACTTTGTTAGCTGGCTCGCCAGCAATCCACGCCGGGCTTTATGAGTCTGCAAATCCGTTCGACATCCTCGGCGCGACGCGGCCCAATCCGCCGAGCATTGGAGCGTACGAGATTCCCTCATCACCCGGCGCGGGCGGAGTCACGCTGCTTGGCACACCCTCTGGCGTTGTGTTAAGCGGGGTTGCATCTGGCGGCGTTGTCTTAACTGGAGTACCACAACAATGAATAATGAAAGTGTCAATTTACGAAGAGTGAAAGTACCAGTTGAGGCAGGAACTCAAATTGTAGCCGGTGATTTTGCGTGGGATTTTGATTCGGAAAAACTGGTTAGCGACAAAACCAAGGAAACGGCTCACATATATATCTCGCTTCCGGGTGAAGGTGGTGGATGGAGCGCGATAAAAGTAAGACGGGGCGCGGCTGGCGGCGAACGGGTTTGGGGCTGGGACGGAAACGAGGACAAGCCAACATTGACACCGAGCATCCACATGCCGGGTGTTTGGCATGGGCATTGCATCGCTGGAAAGCTTGTATCGGTATGAAAACGATTCTTTTCCACATATTTGACCGCGTGATGACGTGGCTTTTCAAATGTCCTCCACGCGAATCGCGCCACGGTCACACGACCTGCAAGTTCGTCGCGCTTCTGAGCCTAGCCGCCCTGACCGCCTCTGCCCAATCCAACACCGTCACGATCTCCGGCCATTACCCTGCCGCGCTCGTCACCGTAGGCGACCAGTCGCTCGTGCTGCTGAATGAAACGAATCTGCTTGGTCCGTTGACCAGCGTTACGAATGCGCCCATTGCGACGTTCACCAATCAAATCGTCGGCACGGACATGCCGTTCGCCTTTCACGTCACGCTCTCGAACCCCGCGCCTGCCCTCTTTTGGGTTGTCCAGTCCACAAGCCTTTTCTGGCAGCAAACCAACACGTCCAACATCGCCTCGAACCCGCCCAGTCCGCCGGGATTGGTGATTGGCATAACCCATCCTTAACATGAGTCAGGAAAAACCATCAGCAGAAAATCAGGATGCGCCGGAGAACGGCAACACCGATCTTATCAAGGTGCGCCATAAAGGAGACAGAATGTGGCTCGGCGTGAGCGATACCGTCGTCTGGCGGGTCGTTCAGAGCACCCTTTTAGTGCTGTTGATTGGTAAATCCTTTGCCCCGGCCAAAGCCACCCAAGACACCGCCGCCAGCGCGGCTATCATCATGCAGGTGGATTCGTTGACGAAAGCCGTCACGGAAGGCCAGGACGACATAAAGCAGCTTCAAAAGGCCGTCCAAAAGCTGGACGTGGACACAGGAAAATTGAGCCAAGCTCTTGCGGATTTGCGCCGACCTTAAATGGATTCGGCGGTCAATCTTTCGGCTCGAATAGTTTGGCATCCGGCCCGCACGCCCCAAAAGTTCTCATTTTATGACAATCAGAGCCGTTCGATGGTTCGAGATTTCCTGCCAGCTTCTCTCCAACCCAACACCATGCGGTGCTTTCCCCAAACATTCCCCACAAATTTGCTATGCCAAAAGGCTTCATGCAATAAACGCAGTCTTGGCAGTTTGGATATTTCAAAGGTCTGTTAAAGTATCCAGCCGCTTGCATTTCATCCCGCGTCATATCTGGCACACTGATTTCGTATCCTTCGTGAGTTTGTCGAGTTGCTCTTTGAGGGCGTCGCATTTGTCCTCAATTCGATCAAGGCGATTCATTATGAAAGGCCAGCCGGAACACCTCGAACCGGCTGGCCCGAATAAGAGCGGGATATGAGGCCCGCTGTTGAGCAGATTCCAGCGTGAAAAAACCGCTTGCCAAAGTCAAGAGAAATCGCTAATGTCCAGAAATGAAGAAGATTCTCTCAGCCGTCACGTTTGCAACTGTTCTCTTTGCCACTGCCGCCCTGTTTGGGCAGGGAACGAACATTCCGCCGGTTCCGCCGTTGTCCGCCATGACGAATCCACCGCCGCCGGTCATTCCCGCCCTGGCTGGACTCACCAGCGTCATTATCAACCAACTGCGCGACGATGCGCCGTATATCACCAATGGCAGGGTCAGTGTCGATTTGTCGGGCCTCTACAACTCGGCCAATCCTCACGGCAAAGGCAAATTCGGTATGTTTGGGGACATCACCGTTCCCGCCGCACAGCAGCTTTCGATTGGTCTTGGCGGCGGAGAAATGGCGCATCACAGTTTCATTACGCCGGTCACTTTCACGGTCGGCACTTCGTTGACCAATCTCCCTACCGTTCTCGGAAAGTGGTACGCGTTTGCTGGTGATGGTGTTCTTTATGATTTCACCGGAAAGCAGGTCGGCAACTGGGCGGCGACTGGCTTGTTTCACAACTGGACGATCAACTCCAAGGTCAATGTCGGGCTGAAATTTGGCGTGTATGACGATTCAGTGATTCCGGGCATCGGCTACTTCGGCGCGTTGACGGGGACGTTTTGACCCCATGAAAAGCCTGATTTGCTGGATTCGTGGGCACTTGTGGCATTATTCGGACACAGAAGCTCGCTGCACACGATGCAAGATGGCCAATGAGCGCATGTGGTTTCGGTGGCTATTGTCTCGCCTCGAAGCGGAGTTGAAACAATGAGCGCGGCCTTGCCTCCAGTGGCACCGAACGACCCGACGCCTCCAAGCCTCGTTTCATCCTATTCGGCCCCGCCGGAGCCAAAACAGACAGCTTGGCGCACCTTTCTGGACGACGTTCACGTAAATTGCTCCGGCATTGTCTTGTTTGGCTGCGCGGTGGGGTCTATTTGGGTTCCGTCACACGGCAAGGAATTCGCCGCTACCGCCACGGCTGCGAGCATGTACCTTTTTGCCGCGTCAAAAGCCAAGTGACTGCCCCAAGCCCATTGCCGCCGTTGCAGTTTGGCGACGTGTGCCTTTATTCTCACAAAGGCTTTTTCGACACGCTGATAAGGCTAAAAACGTGGTCGAGGATTACGCACGTCGAGATTTACGAAAGCGAGGGATTCAGTCTGGCCAGTCGCAATAACAAAGGCGTGAACCGCTACCCATTTGACCCGACCGTGTTTGAAGTGCGGCGACCGAAACGAATGGCTTTTGACCGCGCTGCCGCCTGGACATGGTTCAAGTCCGTCCAAGGCTATCCCTACGGCTTCAAAGTTCTCTTGGATTTCTACGGCTTCCCGATTCCAAAGACTTACACCGGGATTATTTGCAGCCAATTCGCGGACCTTTTTCTTCAACATTGCGGGTGCGACTGCTTTCCAGAGCGGTATTCAGCAGGCAAGATTTCACCACGAGACTTCGACATCACGCCGGAATTGACTGATCTTTGGTGCGCGGACGAAAAGTGGAACACCTGATTGTCTCCATCATCAACAATCTGGCAATCTCCGCATTGTTAGGGTCAATCCAGAAGCGCGGCTGATTCATGTAGAGCCTTTGGCGTCCCGGCCTCATGGGATGGCCTCTGGACACTTCGGAAGGACGTAAATAACGGCCAGTCGAGCGGGATGCGTTACCTTCTCCCAAGCCCTCAGTTTCCAAAGGGCGTTTCGTAGGTTCAACCGGCCTAAATTCAGGCACTTCGCAAGACCATATTCGTCTTTGTAAATCGGTCATAAGCATCCTCGAAGCATGGACTGTGGCGAAGTCCTGAAAGCCGCCGCGAAAATATAGACCCAGTGAATCGGAACACGTTGCCTTCCAAGCTCGATATTGGCGATTGACCCACGCGACAATCCGACAGCATCAGCAAGGCATTGCTGCGTCATTCCGCATCTGGCGCGGTGAGCCAACACGCGGCAACCAAACTTCTGATACACTGGCTCAATCCGCCTCATTCTCCTCCTCACAAGACCAAATGAGCGATTGGAGCGGGGTCATTTGCTTTTCTTTCTTTGCGTCTCGCAAAAGCGTTTCACTTGGCACAAGCAGCGACCGCACAATTCTGCGATTGTGAGAACCTCCCCGCCGCTTCGCGCTTCAGTAAATTGAAGTTCGTGTAATTCCTTGTCCTGCTCGCGGCCGCATTTATCGCAAATATACTTTGTCATCATTCTCCTCCTCGCGCGGTTTCAGGGGGTGGTTATTAGCAGCACTCATTAAATGAGCTTACCTGTTCTTCGCCCTCAAGATGCACCGATACAGTTTCGTTGCACTTGCAGCACTTGACCCCAGAGTCCAGAGCAAAGCCGTAAAAAGACTTCATGTAACGGCTTGATTTTATTGGCTTGCCGTGACGGTCTTTGGTTTCTGTGCGATTTGTTCCCTCTGCGTCCCCGTCGTTTTCAACCTCGAATTCGTTGTCGCCATCTTTCCACTCCTTGTTTTTTTCGGCGTCCTCGGCGCACTCATGTTCGATCTCGGCCTCAGCCTCAATTTCAGCATCTTTCAACGTGCCGCCGCAATCCTGGCAGTTAAGCTGAACGGTGACGCTGGCTCGCAGAATGTTGCCATCGACTTCGACCGATTGAACTTCACATTGAGGCTCATCGTAACTGACGAATTTATTACAGCCAGGACATCTCATACTTTCCTTTCATTTTAACGACTTGGATTGGGGTTAAGGGGTTAAACCGACTTGAGACTGTACAAATAAATTGTTCCTTTGGTGAAAGCAGACGCTTTCCCTGCCGTGTTTGGTCACAGCCTCGTACGGAGCCTGTCTGTTCCTTCGGAGCCAAGCGTTAGCCTTTCTCCCTCCAGCATCACCCTTCATGGCCGTCAGGTAGCTTGCGGCCTTAATCGGGGCTTGGGTTGCTACTCCATCGCGTGAGCGGTTGTCCGGGGCGTGGCGTCTGCTGCACGTTGCCCGCTGATACAGGGCCAATACGACGCGCAAAGCGAACCACCGCTCCTTTTTGGGGAATGACGAGAGGAAAAGACTTTGCGTGGGCGTGGTATGAAAGTTCGTCCTGTGGGATGGAATTTCCACCCACGCAAAGAAAGTCTGCGGGACAATACTGTCATACCGCAGACAAATTGGCATATCGGCGTTCACTCGTCAATCTTTTAATTTCGGCCTGTCCATCGCCGCCGCGACCGTGAAGCACACGCCGCTCACCAGAAACCACCATGAGCCTGTCGCCACGGCTAATCCGCAGCACAGCGAGGACAGGCAACAGTATATGACGAAGAATTTCATGTCGTCCACCTTCCTTTCGCCTTCTGCGCCAGACCGGCGTTTGGGTTTGGATGATTCGGATTCGGAACCAACGGACACGGCCAGCCGGGACGCTTGGGACAACTCGGGTACGAACAATGCCCCGTCGCATCGGCCTGACAGTCGCGTGTGGGGACATCGTAACCACTGGAATCGGTTGGAAATAGTTGCCGATCTCTCATTTTATCCTTTTCGTCCATAGTCAACCTTTTGGGTATTCGGAGAGGATTTGTTTCATGATTGGCCACGCATCGCGTTGCGATACTGTTTTCGACCGATTTTCAACTTCGGCGACGAAGGCGCGGAGGATTTTAGCCTCTGTCTCAATGTTGTTCTGACGGGTTGGAGGCGCTAAACCAATCCACGGCTTAGGATGCCTGCCGCGATACCGTGCCTCGTGAGTTATTTTACCGCATTCCCATTTTGGCGTGTCGCTCATAACATTATATCGAATTTCACAATCACCCCAGCTTTGGCCGTTGTCTTGACTTGGCTGTACCGCCATTCAAGCCTCGCATCGCCGTCGTCAACGTCGAGGCTTTCGGCAATGGAGTCTCGCAACCCTTTGAAGCTGCTGGCAAGGTTGTCGCTGTCAAGGCTGCGCGAACCGCATCGAACGAGTTCAATGGTGAGCAGTGGCCCCGCAACGCGAACTGCCACGCCTCCCTTGCATCTTTGCGTCGCCGCGCCTTTACCGACCAATGCTCCCCTTGCGTCTGGTTCGGGCTGGTGGACTGGTAATTGACCCACACCAAACAGGTGAGGGTTGCGCTTTCGGAAGGATTCGCTGCCGGTAATGCTTTTGATGTCATTTGGCATGTTTCCTCTTTGCCTTCGCGCTGCGTGGGGCCGGAACGAGAGTCCAGTTTTCAGGCGTTCTCGCCTCAACAGGCGGACTAGAGCCGCTGAGTTTGTAACAACGGTTGGCAGCCAGAATTTCACGGCTGTCCGGTTCGTCCTTAAACCTAATCCAATCCCCGACCTTAAGTTTGTTGAATGCTGCTGCGGTCATGGCTGTCCTTTCTTTTTGCGCCGCTTCAAATTGTTCCAATGGCCACAAGTGTCGCAACGGTATGCCGTGATCGTCATTTTCATCATGTTTATCGGTGAAGCATTTTTTACGGGTGTAAATTGAGGCATTCGCGCACCGCATTTGCTGCAAGCCGTGTCTTGTTTCGTTTCGGTCATACCGGCAACTCCTTGAGATTGTCGCGGTAAAGTTCAATTTTAATGACCATCAAGCGCGGCCCGTTCACGCTGTGTAAACTAAAGTCGCTGTGGATTCGTTGGCAATCGACCATTTCCGCCGCCCGCGTCATCCCGGCTTTGAAGGCGTCAAGTTGAATCTCTCTCGCAACACCAGCAAAGCATTTGCCTTCCTTGTCCCATTGTTCGGCGGGAATCATGTCGCCTCCAGCACGGTGCAGCCCAAAGCCTCGACCATCGGCGGTTGCTGGATGGATTTGGGCTGGCCTGCTGATCTCAGGCTGTCCAGAGCGGCTTGCGTGTTCTCGGCAAGTTGGACGTTGATTGCCTCGTAGATCGCGCTTTTAATTGCGCCTTCGATTGCGAGGCGAGCATTGCGCCATTCAGTGCCTTGAATTGTGTTGTAAGTCCACCGCTCGGCGATTTCGTTAATTTTTTCCGGTGTCATATTAGCTCGGCATTTCTGATTTGAATTCCGGTTCGGGGTTAGGCTCTGGCGCAAGGCGTATCGGCTTCGGGCGTACGCCGCCGTTAAGCTCGGTCAAGCGCAGAAGCGCAGCGTCCAAAAGCACCGCGAAATTATTAACCGCCTCGGCGATTGCCTCTTGAATTTTGCGGTCTGGTTCCACGGTGAGAATCAACGGCGGCATACCGCGCCGGAAGGAAAAGAATTTCCACGCGGGAAAACCGCTCACGTAAAGCGAGCCTTGGACTTGGAGAATGTAGTCAGGAGGCAAAACGCCTTCCAGTAAATAGCCAATGGCGGTTTCCAAGTGTGGAGATTTAATCTCTAAGCCGCATTCCTGGCCGGTGATTAAACCGTCAGGAGAGCAAGCGGTTTTGCCATCATCGGAAGTAATTAAGCCCACAGTTTCAACGGTCAACCCGGTTTCTAGGGTGAAGGCGGGCCTCGCGTATTCTTCAAGCCATCTGCCTTGGTCTGAATCGAAAAACTCCGCAGTTGGAAGTGGAGCACCCAGCCACGACTCTGCCACTTTTTCGTACAAAAAAGATTTTGGGCCGTCGCCTGTGCGAACCTTCCCAAGAGGCGTCACAAGACGCGACATTTCAGAGGCAGTCACCAAGCCCGCGCGAGCCATTCCCCATTCCACTCCCCCTTGTTCAAATTCTCTGTGGATTTTCACAGCAGCGCGTCCTTTAGTTTGGTGTTAAGCTCTCGCAGAGAATCAATGCTGTGCGGGTGATACTGCCCGCCAGCGGCAACAAATCCATCGAGCCAACAAATAGCGTCTGAAAGCGCGTCCGAATAGCGTTCAGCGTCGGCGGCGGTGCATGGCTTCAATGGTGTTACTGGAACGTACGTTTCTTTGGATTTCACCGCCCCTGCCTTTCTTTCCGCGCAAGCAACTGGTCAAGCTCCGTGTAAAGCCGCGCCGGAATGTCGGCGAACTTCGTGACCTTGGCGTATTTGAGAAATGCCGGAATATCCGAATTGGTCAACTGCGCTCGCCGTTCAAGTTCATCGGCCTGATCTGCCGTCACCTTTGCGTTCGGGTCGCCTTCAAGTGAGGCGTCGTTCTCATCGGTCTGCATGTCCTGCCTAATGACAAGGTTTAGCGCGTTGCAAAGCGCAAGCCGCTTGGCGGTCGTCGCGGCCTTCAAATCCTTTTGCGTGTCGTCGTCGCCCCGGCCAACGCGCACCGCGAAGCTGTTGCTGCGCGTGTGCCGTCCGTACGAGAGGTGACACGTCTCAATCACGCGAGAATCCCGAAAGTCGTTTGAGAACGTCACTGTGAAGCCGTGCTTTGTCAGCAGCGGCCCGACAACTTCCATCAAATCCTCGAACTTCTCGTATTTACCACGGTTTGGGATAATCGTTTTGGCAGTAATCGTCGGCATTTCCTGTTGAAGCGCGACGAAAGCGGCGGTGAACCGTTGCTCCGCATCCATCTTCAAAAGTTCCTGCATGACCGCCAGTGATTCTTTGTCCAGCGACTTGGAAGCCGCCGCCTCGAACGCCTGCCGAATCGTTATTTCGCCGCCCGGCTCGACGCGCTGCACTGCCACAGTGTCATTCATAGGTTTGGTGTTTTCCAGATTTTTAAGATTTTGGCAACGGGTCAGCCGCGGCGCAATCGCGAATGTCATCCAATACCGCATCGTTATCCAAGCTGCCGGTGAAATCAGGCACCTTCATTTTTGGGCGGGACGCCCCGTAAATCAAGGCGGCGGCGGTATTGCTGCCGTAAACCCACTCAAGGGTTTTGCCTGCCGCGCCAGCCATTACAACAGCCCACCCGCCGCGGCAGTGCGTAGTTTCGCATGTGTGCCATGCTTTCATGTCCAACACACCGCCGTTTTCAATAGCTGCAAGAATTTTTGCGTCTAAGTGCTGGACGGCGAATGGGGCATCGCACAGGTTGGCACCGCGCAGGTCGGCACCTCGCAGGTTGGCATCGCGCAGGTCGGCACCTCGCAGGTTGGCATCGCGCAGGTCGGCACCTCGCAGGTTGGCATCGCGCAGGTTGGCACCGCGCAGGTTGGCACCGCGCAGGTCGGCACCTCGCAGGTTGGCATCGCACAGGTTGGCATCGCACAGGTCGGCACCTCGCAGGTTCGCGCGATTGTGAAAAAGCGCATCAGCTAACGAAGTGAAATCGCCGTCGATGATGATTTTGCCGAATATAGTTTTGACTTGTATGTTCATATTTTACGAAGGCTGGCACTCAAATTTCGTTTTCATGCGTCAAATCTAGCTGACGTGTCGGCATTTGTCAACGGATTTCTTCAATTTTCTTGCTTTTACGAGGAGAAATAGTTTTGGACTTACGGTGCTTCCGGCCATTATTGCGGCTGGCCTCTGCGCGTTTCTCGGAAGGTATTTGCCGGATGCGGCGTAAGTGGGCAACCAGTGCGTTCATTTCCGCGACAATACAGCCCACGCGTCAGCTTGTCCACACATTTATTTTCCGAGGTAAAAACGCGATTTGTGAAGATTTATGTTGCACTATCCTGACGTGTCGGCTAGATTCACCCCATCGGCAGGAATTAACCTGTCGAAAAATGAAAGAGAATGAAATGAACGCAAAGACATTAGAAGCAGTTCGGAAGCACGGTGAGACGCTTTTGGCGTTGTTCCCATGCTGTGAGGAAAAAGACCCGGTCGCGCTGTGCAAGAAGCTGTGCCGGATTGAATCGGCGGTTTCAAGGCCGATTCTTGACTACACAAACGGCGACGGTGGCGTCACGCTGGACATGGTTGATTCAGCAACGAATTGCGCCTTGATTCGGCTTGGTAACCTCTTGTGCGCCGATTCCAAGTTAATCAAGTTCACCGGAATTTTCATCAACCGCGACCCTCGTGGCCATGCGATCAAGCTGGAAGAGGAGCCGACGCGGACTTTTAACGCGGGCCGGTATGCTGCCCGGTTGCCCGCTTTGTGCACTGACATGGGCGGTTATGGTATCATCGCTCCTGATCTCACTGAAAAATAACCCCGAGCCGGGACGGTTTCCCGGCAAATGAAAGGATTGAATTATGAAATTGATAAATTGCAGCAAGCCTGAAGGAAAACTAGAACCTATTGACACACCGCTAAACGTGCGCGGCAATATGTATCAATCCTATCGGCGTGAGAACGGGACCGAGTATCCCGATTATTTCGAGCATAACCAGACTCAGAATACTTGGATGCGGCTCCAAAAGGAGGAAACATGCGCGACCCGATAAAAGAAGCCATGCGGGAAGCTTGCGCGGAAATAGGCATCCCATTTGTGAGCATCCCAAGAAGCGCCATTCACGATAAACCTTTGCGGGTTTTGGGGGCATTCAAAGACGGCGACAAATTTCGCGCTCGGGTTGTGTTCCCCTCGTTCTCAGTGAAATTCGTCGCAGATACTGCGCAAGAAGCGGAACGCCAAGCAAACCAATTCTTTGCGGCCCAAACAGCGGCCCCAGCCTCAGGCTCGTAATCTTCAAGGCTTCCACCCATCGCCCGGACTCAAATCCGGGCGGTTTTGCTGTACTGGCCTCCCAAATGCCGTTTCCTACCCCTCTGCAAGCCTCTAGGACGCATCCTGACGGCCCGAGCGCGGTAAGATGGTGGTGCTGTTTCTTGATCGCTCCCAGCCCCATCCGTACAGCAAAAACCCGGCGGTATCTGCCGCCGGTCAGTGTTCATTCGGGCTTTGGCTTCGGTTTGGCGAGGAATTCAGCGCGGGCCTTGACGATCCTCTCCGTCCGCTTGGCCAGTTCCTCTTTTGAGAACCGCTTCGGGACGCCTCTCGCCCGGCGTCCAAGGGCTTGCGCGGCGCGGTTCATTTGGGATGAAAGGTTGTTGCGGATGGGTCGTTGTCTGCGTCCATTGCCCGTAAATCCTCTTGGTGTTGCTCATCAAGGCTTAAAGGAGGCGGGCTAACACAAATGCCGCAGCGCTTTTAAGTCGTCCAAGAGCTTAATCCGGTCAACATCTCTGGGCTTGTGGCTTGTAGCCCATTGGCCGTCAGGGTGGCGATAGCATAACCAACCAACGAACGGCCCGCTCGTCACAAGTTTAAATTCCTTGCCGTGATCAGATGTCCAAGTCGGCCCCGGTGGTTCCGTGTGATGTTTCATTGTCCGCTTTCCGCTCTGATGTTCAGGGCGTCTAACATTGTTTGATCTTTGATCGGCGTCACAACAGTTTGCCGTCCATCGCTTATCACGATATTGCCGGGATTCTTCCGGCATTTCCGCAGATGCTTATTGAACTCCAAAATCTCCTGAAATCCAGTCATCCCGTAAATGTCCTCTTGGCAGTATGGGCAGTTCACTTCTCCACCCCATGCGTTGTCTCAACCAAGTGGGCGCAGTCCGCACAGGCGTAATACCGATGCCCGCACCTGTCGCCGTGCCATCCGGCATTGGGATTGCCGCAATCGCACGTAGCGCGGTCAAAATTGATGAGGTCGTGGTCGATCTTCACTATTATTCCTTGGGCAGTCTGAATGATTTGCGTTTTCATATTTTAACTGGCTTCAAGGAGGCTTACTGGGCCTCTCTCTAATCTTGACTAAGACTCTACCATAACCGCATATAAACGCAACAACTATTTCTTTATTTCGTCGTTCTCCCTCGGAAAATAGTTCTGTCAATATTACGATTCGATATGAGGCATTTTGATTCCCCAAACTGCACCAGAACGCCGATAACCCTCGCCAGCCACCAAAGCTCGCCACAGCCCCCTTTACGTTCGCTCTTGACGCCTTCCAGTTGCACGGTTACAGTCCCGAAATGAGCGAGTCAACCGCCGAAGTGGTCGAACATGAGAACCCCGCGACGGCATTGGCGTTTCTCCGCGCTCGGTCTCAGGCTTCAAAGCGTCCTCAGTCTTACTTCTATCTCGTTGCGACTGAACAGGCTCTGATGCTGCGAATACTCGACCCCGATACGTCTGCAAAAGACTTGGCAGGGCTTGCGCGTGCGCTTGCGGCTGTTCGCGACCAACTTCGCATCATCGCTGGAACCCCTCTGCCCGGCTCGCGTCGGCCCTCCGAAAAGAACGACAAGCGCGGGCGTTCAGACCCCCTCTCCGACTTCCAGCCTGTGAGTGTCCAGAAGTGAGGGTTGTTCCAACGGGGAGTATTTATTCAGAGTCTGTCAACATTTGTACGGTCGTCAAGAGTTAAAACTGGTGACATGACTGGTTACAAACTTTGCGGTATAAAGTTTGTCACCAGAACTGGTGACATGGACGGTTCGCTTGTGGCCTCGAGTACCCTCGTAATGGTGGTTGGCTGAATAGTAGTCAAGTCGAGAACGCAACTAGAGCGCAAGGCACAGCGTCACAGTAGGTTGTGACTTATCGTATTGAACGTAAGTGTTATTGTGCGACACTCATACCACAAGCGAGTGTGACCCTGGTCGATGCTCAAGGTAGGCTCTCTTTTCCTGGCCAGACCGTCCCGGCGGGGTGCCGGGTGGGGAGGGTTTTGGGGTGCCACCCTTCCTCGCCTCTCCCGTTTTAGCGAGCACCGTATTTTTGGGAAAGTTTTATTCATTCCGAAATCCGCAGCGCAAGCGCATTCCATGACATGACATGAATGGGTATGCGCTGGTGCTGGGGATGGGGATGGAGATGTATATGTATGTGTCGAAAGTTGACTTTGTTGACTTTGTTGAAAGGTGTTGACATTTTTTATGGTTTTGATAGGATTTTTGAAATGAGCGGATATACGAAGCTGTTCAACAGTATTATTGACTCAACAGTATGGAGGGAGTCGAAGGACGTTAAAATTGTGTGGATTACCATGCTGGCGAAGTGCGATAAAAACGGGTTGGTTGAAGCTTCGTTGCCGGGACTGGCGGACGCGGCTAAAGTGACGATGGATGAGTGTAAGGCCGCTCTTATGGTGTTGATGTCGCCAGACCCGTACTCGAGAACGAAGGAGCATGAAGGGAGAAGGATAGCTGAATGTGACGGGGGATGGCAGGTATTGAATCATGGAAAATACCGCGACAAGTTGAACAAGGACGAACGGCGGGATTATCAGCGGGCGTGGATGGCCAACAAGAGGGCAGAGGATAATGTCCACACCGAATCACAAACTGTCGCGCAGGTTCGTGATCTGTCGCGCTCTGTCACAGCAGGTCACAGAACGTCCGGCGCTGGCCGTGGAGACTTCCCTGGCGACGTGAGGGACAAGGTGGAGGCGATAATACCAGACTGGCGAAAGCACAACTTTTCCCTCCTTTACAAACAAAATGGAGATAAATTCGAGCGCGTCCTTGCGGAAACAATTCTCGCGCTTAAAGAGGGCCGGGTGCAAAAAACTCCCGGCGCATTTTTTAACGACACGTGGAAGCGATTTGTGTGAATGAGTCATCTTTAACCAAAAAGCAAACCAAATGCTCCGGTAGCGAGTTGTTTGGCGTGCTGGAAGAACTCAATCGCAACGGGTGGAGAGTCTCCATTCTCGCGGTGAAAGGGACTGCGGATTATGTGGTGACTGCGTATCTGGACTGGGGGGAGCCAATTCAGGAGGAACTGATAAAATGAAGCCACGGAAAGGTTGTCCAAAGGCTCAGGAAGAAACTGCATGGCTCAGCGCCGAGAGTGATGGTACTCTTGCAGATACCCCTTTTGCCGGGGGCATTCTGCGAACTCGCAACCGGAATGATAGACTCTGAAAAACAATATGAACCGACAGTCATTGAACTGTTCGCTGGAATCAGGGGATTCTCCATCGGATTTGAGGCGGAAGGATTCAGGACAATTGGAGTGTCCGAAATCAACTCCGATAAAAACATCGTCGGAAGTTACCACTACCCCGACGTGCCGAACTTCGGAGACATTACCAAGCCCGACTTCTCTGCAAGGATTCTCGCAACGGTTGGCCGTCCTTCGGTCATTGTCGGAGGTCCTCCATGCCAGTCTGTGTCAACTCTCGGAAACCGGCGTGGAACTGCCGATGCCCGCTGGCTTTGGGGTGACGCCATCCGAGTCGTTGGCGAGTTACGACCGCGATTCTGCGTGTTTGAGAACCCGCCAGCAGTGTCTTTCGCTAAAGGCAATGGGGACGGGGAAGAAGGAATTAACGGAACTGCCTTCAACGGAATTGTGTCTGGATTGGCCGAGATCGGGTATGATTGTCTGTGGACACCTATTCCCGCTGCGCTGTTTGGTGCCGGGCATCTGCGTTTCCGGCTCATCATCATCGGTGCCGACTCTCGACACGCAACCAATGCGGCAGAACAAAAACGCCAATGCGACGAAGTGGGGAGGGAACAATTCAGTGGGCAGTTACGCTGCGTCCAAACTTCTGCCGACGTTGAACGCGAATCGGGGTGGGGTCGATTTGAATTGCAAGGAGAGGGGATTCGGCGACGACCTGTTGACGAGAACGGCAAGACATCTTCTTCCAACAATGATTGCCTCGGACACGAGGGACCGGGGCCGGTTGGATTCAGGAGTGATGAAACGCCGTCAGGAAAAGGGCGGCAAAACCATTCCACTGAGCGCAGTTATTCGGGGCCAACTCTTGCCGACGCTGACTGGCAACGCCGCTGCGAACAGGAAAACGAAATACAGTCAGGGCGGAAAACCGACGACTGCCGCTGTCCAGACATGCGTGGAAGGGTTACAAGCTCCGATTGGTGGATGGAAACTAACACCGGAATTCCAGTGTTGGTTCATGGGATTTCCCCTGCATTGGCTCAAGCCTCTGCGCGATGCACCGGGGATGCAATTGTCCCGCAAGTCGCACAAGCCGTCGCCAGAGCAATCCGACAAATAATATGAACGACCAAATCACCCTCTTACACGCCTGTTACGTGGGTTTGACCAGCCTGCCGATAGTTTTGGACATGACGCGAGTGTGGCAATGGGAAATCTGGATTGCGAAGGGATGGGACAAGCGCGACCTTGAACTCGTGATTGGGCATATCAAACGCGGCATCAAAGAGCAGTCACGAAGGTCGGGCGCGTTGCCATTCTCGAATCTCATCCGAGACACCGAAGGCTTTGAAGAAACGCTCGCGGAAGCCCGCGCCAAGGCCCGCGTTATCAGAATGCCCACAGGCCGGGCAGAAGTTCACAGGGCCACAGGCCGAAGCGATGTTCCTCAAACGGCTGAGGCGGTCGCGGCGGGAGCGAGAGCGATTGCCATGCTCCTAGAATTTAGGAGGACGTTGTGACGGCCACTATCCCGTGACGACAAGCAACCAATGAAAACCAAGAAACACGTTGACCGAAAAACAGGCATTGAGCAAACCTTGTGTCAGGCCCGAAAAGTAATCCCAGATCAGGGCGAATGTAAACAAGCGTGGTTGCGCCTTGTTCGAGAACTTGAGTTTATGTGTGAACCAGAGGCTAGAATGCCAAGATACAACGCTTTGATGCACGCGATCTGGATTGCTGCGACAGGAGATCAAACATGACCGCGACCATACCATGTCCTGTCTGTGACTCTCCGATGAGGCTGACGTTTGACGACGGCATCCCGAAAGAGATTGTTGACGGACTTGCGAGGTCAATGGTTTGTGAAACGTGTGCCAGAAAAAGGCATCCCAAAAGTTCGCTCCCGAAAGAATTGAGACCACCGCGCGAAGTGCGCCCAGTGACAAACGACCCATGAGCCTTCCGAAGTGCAAAGTCAAATACTGCCGCCGGTATGTCCTGCCGACCGAGAAAAGCCCAATGTGCTCGCGGCACCGCCGTCTTGCGTGTAAAGAAAAGAATCCACTACGGTATTTTTTCAAGAAGCTGCGGGACCGGGCCAAAGAGCGCGGAAAGGAATTTACGTTGACGTTTGAGGAGTATTGCAAGTTCGCCTGTGAGACGGGATACGACCAGCTTGTGAATCGCGGCAAGACCGCCGCCAGCCTTTCAATCCATCGCAAGATTGAAA